GTTTTGGGTATTGTCAATATTCTTATACCAGCTATTCAGGGGTTCAGCCCAGTTGCCGGGAAAGATTTTTTTAGCTGAAAGATAGGACATTTATTCCTCCTAATGTAATTTATTTTTTATCAGACGTCGCCGTCGTCTTGCAGGAAGCTGAACGCAGTGGTAATGAAGTCCTTGTTCAGAATCTCAAAACCAGCGTACAGTTGCCAAATCAGAATGATAAATCGGCTGAAGTCATCGTTATTGTTGATGAGGACTTGAGCATTCGGGCCACCGATACCCACGCCAACTGCTTGAGGACCGAAGAAGTAACCTTGAGCGACTTCGTAGGTACCTGCGCCAGGGGTAGTGCCCAGGGTAGCAGCTTGGTTCTTGGTTGGGAAGTTGGTGGATTCGAAGAACTTCACACCTTCAAACTGAACGCCAGTAGGCATCACAGGTTCACCGGCAAGGAAGTAACCTTGACCAGCTTGAGGACCTTGGAAGAAGCTAGCGTTGTTAGGCATCATGGGGTTACCCATGTACATGCCTTGACCAGGATTACCGGAGTAACGTGCAATCTCGCGGAAGTCAGGGTCACGACGCAGATGCATCATGAACGTGGGGTCGCAAATACAACGATACAGACCATCAGCGAAGGTAGGAACGTTGCGCTTACGCAGGTCCTTAACAACGGTCAGAAGGTCGGTACGAACTTGGAACTGCTGAACGTTAGCAGTGTACTCGCCTGCGGTGTAAGAAGGGTTCTTGGTCTTGTTACCAGGGAAGTAGTAACCACCTTGGCTAGAAGATGCGGGACCATTTGCTTCTGCCTTGGACAGTTCGTCAAGGAAGACGCGGTCACGCCAGCGGCGGTAGTCGTCGAGCAGGGTCAGTGAACCGATGCTCTGGTGGAACATATTCAGGTTACCGGTGTCCAGCAGCATGCGCTGGGCGGTAATCAGAGTTTCACGAGCAATCTTAAAGGTGCTGGGCTGAGTCGGATCGCCGGGGTCAGCAGGACCGGTGTATTCCTTAAGCACCACAAGGACTTTCTCCTTGGTGATGTTACGGCTGTTGGCGGTACCGATGGTCTGGTCAGCGATGCGTTCGCGGCTGTCCTTAGTACCAGGGCTGCCCCAGAACTTGTAACGGTCGAGCTGAACAGTTTGGCCAGGCTGGGAAGTAAAGTCGTGGACAACCACGGGCTCTACAGCCATCTCGCAAATGTAAGCAGGGTGGGGGCGGTAAAGTTCCGCGCCCAGAATCTTAGGAAAGTCTGTATCAAGAAACACTTTCTTTTATCCTCCAGTGTCGCTGTGGACGATTATTTTATCGGGGAAAGATTCAGACACAAGTGTCTTATCTAACATAAATTTTAGCAGGCGCTAATTTACTAAGTAAATCAAGCGTATTGCAGGCCAGAAATAGACCGCGTTGGGATAGATCGCCGGGCGCCAGGCATGTTGCTGGATTGATAAGCTTCTGGGTCAGCAATTCCTTGTTGGAAACCAGGCGTACCCATCTCACCAATTGCACCACCAAGGGCAATGCCACCTAAGCCAGCTAAGCCAGCGGAAAGAGGTACAGCGGCGGCGGCGGCACCAGGAAATGCTGCTGCGTTTAAAGTAGCCGGCAATCCCAATAGATTTGTTCTAGCAATATTGCCCACAGTCTTGGGATCGTATAAAGTTGCGGCTTGGCCACGACTCATATATTCAGGACTGTTAACAATTCCTTGATTAACACGTTCCCTAATAGAACGATTAGATTGTCCCATAGACTTATTCAAGCCCTTTTCAACTAATCCTGGAAGGGCTTGTCCATACTTACCAGCAAGTACGCGGGCACCCATCAAACCTGCTGCTCCTCCAAGGCCGCCTGCAATTGCAGCTAGTCCAGCAGAACCAGGATCTTCACCTTGAGAAAGAGCGTACCCACCCGTGGCTAGGCCAGCGGCAGCGGGTACGCCATACCTAAGATATTGGCGCATGGCCTCACTCCATCACAAACAGTTTGTTTGCAACAGCTTGAGCAGGAGCTTGGTTGATAACGCGCCAGGCGTTAGCAGGATCACGATCCATTACTTCCTTAAAAGTACCCCAGAAATCCTGGGACTGTTGAGGAGAAGATGCAGCAGGAGGTGCAGGGAACTGACCCATTTGTTGCATGGGAGCTCGCGTAGGATAACCAACCGTTTCCAGTTGACCTTCGTTTTCGTACACAGGGTACGGACCTTCAGGACCAAAGAACTTCAGCGTGTAATCGCTGAGCACATCAGGGTTAGTAAGGATCTCGTTATATGCAAGATTCTCTTGATGCTCATTAACAGAAAACCGGGCGTAACCAGTCAACGTATTAGTTGCTTCGTGGCCCCATGCCACTGCGCTGTCCAGCATTGCTTCCAGGTTTAGCGCGTACTGGTTTAGTACTGCCGGAGCTTCCGTTCCGTACGCGTCGACCACCATCCGGCTTTCCGGACTCCACTGGAGCACTTCCGCTACCTCGGCCAAGGAGGGACTCGAGGAAGTTTGGGAATAGTTGGGCGAGTAGGTCTGGTTTGTTTGCCAGGTCTGCGGAGCCGATTGTTGCGTAGCTGGGCTGCTGACTTGTCCGTAGTTGGCCGGGATAAACTGAGTCGGACTGGCTTGTTGCGAGTACTGTCCCTGGAATGGGGATGGCACCGGGCTCCCCAGTAGGTTCACTACTTTGTTGAATGCCGACTCCCATGGGTTGCCGTTCTGTTCCGCCGGTTGGGATTGGGGGGCGTACTGAGTAGGCGCTGATTGGTAACTGGTAACCCCCTGAGGTGCCATCTGGGGCACTGCTTGGGGATAGGCTGTTCCCACTTGGTAAGGAGCCACTGGTGACGCTTGGGTCACGTAGCTGCTTGGAGCCACTGCTGGTGCTTGGCTCATCTGTGGGATCGATTGGACGGTAGCGTCCTGCATAACTCATCTCCTTTTGTAAAGCTTCTAGTGTTCGATACAGATAGGGCGTCAGATCTAGACGAGGGTCCGCAGCCATTGGAAGATCCGGAGCTTGCGGGTGAGGGGTCTGCATCATGCCCCCCACGAGACGAGATAGTTGGGAGAAAGCTCCCTGCAACTCGTTTACCATCCTGAACGGGAACCCAGATAACATCTCGGCCCGTTCCTCATCTGTTTTTGAAGGGAAGAGGTACTTCAATGCTTCAATGCTATCAACACCTAATTCCTGAAGGTTTCTAACAACAATTGAGTTGTTCAAGATGTCCTGCGTAGATTCTTCATAAACAGGTCCCATCCAACGCCAGAACACTGTAATGTCACCGTCAGGAATAAGTCCTTTGACACCAGGGGGAACCATCTTTGCTTCCACCAGGGCCATCATTATCTTCTTCAGTTGCTCGTTGTATTGCTTTAATGCATCTTCATAAGCAGCCTCCTCTTCTGGACTAACACCTGCTTCTGGCTGAATAGGCTTCTCAAAACCTGCAGCATTAGCAAGCGTATCTTTAAACAGTTGCTCCTCCTGGTAGATAATCAACTCAAGGCAACGAGCGATACCGTGACTATAGATAGCATTGGCCTTCTTTTTAGATGTGGCTGATACGCGACCAAACAGTGACTTGTATTCTGTTGCAGTAACACCAGCGGAAATTGAAAGCTCGTCTACACCGCCAAGCGAGGTACGAATCTCCTCTCGGTACTGACGAATAAAAGCATTTTGATCTCCACTGATTGCATCTGGAACAATGTAACCAACTCGGTCATTTGGTTCCAGGTTTGCAATAATACGTGGTACTCGCAGTTGGCCATCAACACCACGGCTAATGGGATCTGCTTTAAACGTAGACCTAGTTAAATTAGCAGGACTAGAGAAGCCAGAGTTAGCAGCAATAGAAGGACGTTGAACAACTGAGTCACCACCAGCTTCTATGAGGTCAGTCTTGGGTCTAGAAGAAAGTAGGGTTGGGTTACCAAAGAACTGAATGTTCTTGCGCATATTACGCACCAATTCATCATGCGTGACAATGTGATTCGCCATTGAATCAAAATCACCGCTTCCCTCCATTGAGAAGCCCTTAGGATTATTGAGAATCTCTACGCAGGGAATAAAACGCAACGTATTGGTAAACTTCTTTGTCTTACCAGGAATCATGTAGTTGATGTTGTCAAAAGACATCTCACCTTCTGAGTGAGTCTCTTCAATTACATCACGTTTAATTGAAAGTCTTATGTATCGCTTTGATCCTGGGGCCTCGCCGGAATTGATATCGTTCAGGTTGTTAGTGCCAATATCTGCGCCAAAACCATTCCCTCTCCGCACCTTATAGCTATAGATGATCACAACTTCTTCTAGCTCTCCGTCTACGTTGTAAAACGTACGATACTCATGAGACCTGAAGTAGTAAAGGCGATAATTTGACTTAGTAGGACGAACGTAAAATAAACCCTTACCATCGGCAATAAAATAATCCCAAATGGAATCAAGCCGAGTATCTAGCTTGTTGTATTTTAAAACGCGATCAATAAAGTCTTTTCGTTGGTTACCAAAATTGTCCTGTGAAGGAAAAAATTCAACTCCTTGGCGGATACCAAAAAGTTTCATCTGTGCAATATGAGAAGCAACAATACCAGAATCAACGACCGCGTTCCCATCGCGCTCAATGTAAGCGTCAATGATTTCCTTGAGTCGACTGTTAGCGTTCGCCATTAACTATTTATCGCCCTTGATTTTTATATCTTAACAGATTAAAGAAAGTAAATTACTAAATCAAGAAACGGTTTTTCTGTTGAAACCCGCTTGCTTGGTTTGCTGCATATTTGTCATTGCTTGTATGTAACGACCAATTGGATTCCCTGTGCCAGAAATTAAAAGCTCTTCCGTCTCTGCTGGTTGTTGTGATACGTTGTCTACTTTGTCTTTATTTTGCATGTTTGTTAGTGCTTGTACGTAGCGACCAAATGAATTCCCTGTACCAGAAAGTAAAGGCTCTTCCGTCTCTGCTGGTTGCTGTGCTGCGTTGCTTTGTTGATTTATATTTTGCATATTTTCTATTCCTTGTGTGTAGCGGGTAAAAGGCTCTCCAGGGCCTGCAAAAGGATTAAATACTGTAGACATAGATGCTACATTTCCTATATTCATCGCTGGTTGACCCATTGCTTGAGGTCCAAATACAGCTCCTGGATTTGATTCCATGACATCACGAAGATTTTTTATCCGTTGCCCAGTTGGAGTGTTATCCATTCCACGACGCCAAAGTTGATTAACCCCTGGCTGCTGCCCTGGTGGGAAAGGATCCCGTGTCCATGTACCCGCAA